TATATTATAGATGTTTCTCCTGAAGCTGATTCTTCTGATATTGGTGTTGCACCAAAGGAAGATAATGAGGCTCGTGAGAATGTCTGGTATAAAAACGTTTATGAACTTTCATCTTTTGATTATACATCACAACAAACTAGTACAAAGAATGATACTTTGGAAGCTTTCTCTAAGAGAATGGAGAAAAATGTTGTGCATCTTAAGATGGTAGCGCCAAATAGCGGAAAGACTCACTATACTGGAGCAGTGTGTCTTAAGGGTAATGTGTATTTATTGAATGCACATTCCCTTCCTGAGGAAGATATTTTTGAGTTAACAGTTATATCTCAAGCTGGAAAAGATGGTGTCACACAAAATGTGACATGCGTTATGTATAAACATAATATTTCTTTCCAGAATAATGATATTGCTGTTCTTGAAATCACTTGTTTACCTCCTGGCAAAGATATTACTAAATTCTTTGCTAGTAAATCCTTTACAGGAATATGGAATGGTCTTATGATGTCTCGTGATAGAGAAGGAAAGATCAACCATAATTATTCCAAAAAGATTGTCAAAAAGGATGCCAAATGGATATCAGATGTCCAAGGTGAACATTGGGAATATGTTCCTCAAACCCAAACGAAAAATGGTGACTGTGGAGGTCTACTTATCGTAGATACTCAGAATGGTTTTGTGATTGCAGGAGTACACTATGCTGGAATTCATTCAGCTTTTAGTGCATTTATGTCTAATCAATCAGCAGCTATTCCAATAACTGGAGATATGTGTGATGCATTCTTATCTTTATTTGATAAGCAATTTGTATCTACATCTCCTATGTTGGAATCAGAAACTGCTAAAGCCACTCTTGTAGATTTACACTACAAGTCACCTATTCGTTGGGTCGAGACGGGATCTTGTTCTGTTTATGGATCATTCACAGGATTTAGAGCACAACCTAAAAGTACGGTTTGTGAATCTCTAATGTGTGATTACATGAAAGAAAAAGGTTTCGCCTTGAATTACACCAGACCCTCAATGAAAGGGTGGGGACCCAAAAGGAAGTCCCTTATTGAAATCATGTCTATGGAGCATAAGTTTGATACTAGTCTTTTAGACTATATTGTATCTAACAGTTGCGAAGATATTATTTTAGCACTAGGTGATAAACTTGAAATGTTACAAGTTTATGACGACTTCACAGCTGTGAACGGTGCTGCTGGTGTAGCGTACGTAGATAAATTAAATAGAAACACTTCTATGGGATTTCCTTGGAGAAGATCTAAGAAATATCACATGAAAGCCATTGAACCAGTAGGAGGAAATCAAAATCCTGTTGCTATGTCCAATGAAGTTATGGAGCGTGTTTCTGCTATCATATCTAAGTACGAGAATGGTGAACTTAATCACCCTGTATTTACAGCTGCTCTGAAAGATGAACCAGTGACCCATGCTAAGGCAAGCATACATGCTACCAGAGTGTTTATGGGTGCACCAGTTGATTGGAGCATAGTTGTACGTAAGTACTGCCTCAGTTTTATTAAACTCGTTCAGAGTAATAGAACAATTTTTGAGTGTGGTGCTGGTACAATTGTACAGTCTGATGAGTGGCATAACTACCACTCATGGTTAACCGCTTTTGGTGAAGATCAGATTGTTGCTGGCGATTACAGCAAATTTGATAAGCGTATGGGAGCAGACATTATTCGTGCTGCTTTTAAAGTTATGACTACAGTTATGCGTGCATCTAACATGACGGAAGATGAGGTTAAAATTGTAGAAGGAATAGCTTTAGATACTGCTTATCCAATGGTTGATTACTTTGGAGATTTGATTCAGTTTAATGGATGTAATCCATCTGGACACCCCTTGACTGTTATCATCAATAGTTTAGCAAACTCTATTTATATGAGATATTGCTATTATATTTTAAATCCTGATCATGAGATTGAAACATTTAAGACAAATGTTCATCTTATGACTTATGGTGATGATAATATCATGGGAGTCTCTAAGAATGCTCCATGGTTCAACCATACAGCTATTGCTGGAACTTTAGACACATATGGTGTCAAGTACACAATGGCTGAAAAGGATGCAGAAAGTGTTCCATATATCAATATTGCTGATACCTCTTTCTTGAAGAGAAAGTGGGTGTACAGTGAAGATTTGGAAAGATATCTGTGTCCTCTTGAGGAGGACTCTATCATTAAGTCTTTAATGATTTGGGTCCCCTCAAAAACCATTTGCGCTGAACAACAAAGCATTGCAATTATGAACAGTGCTGTTATGGAATACTTCTTTTATGGAAAGAAGAAGTTTATTGAAAAGCGCGCCTTCTTTTTAGAAATGGTCTCTGATTTACAATTAGAGTTATACTATGAAGGTAATGAATTTCCAACATGGGAACTCTTAGTTGAACGTTATAAACAATCATCTAAGAATGTCCGAAGGCTTGAGGAGACAAGTCTGAACCAAAATACTCCCCCATCTTGCAGTTTACTGTCAGATCTGTTCACTGAAGTTAATGAACAGCTCTGAAGAATGGGTAAGGTGGAGATTCCCCGCTAGAGCGCTCCTCGAAGTCTCTTTTTAGAGATGTGTTTGCTGGGACACAATAGATTAGCTTCATTTATGCATGAATAAGTACAAATGCATATCTTATATAATTTACTTGCACAAAATCAATATAAAAATATATTTAGTGGCGAAAGACCACAGTCAAAAATTAGACGTAACTTGAAGAAGACTCAATATGATTATGTAGTTGATGCTGATATTCCTCCTGCTTATGCAGAGTGTGATAAATGCAATAGACTTTATTTTAACGCTGTTGTTTGTCCTAATTGTAATTCTGTTAATACTAATATTATGCCGAATTTTACACAGAGCAATACAAAGAGTGTTAAGACAAGTCTTAGATGCATTTTGCAATCTGCTGAAGAGGCGGTTGGGTCAACAAATACTGCTCCTCAGAATGACGTACAGACTCTTGTACAGTCAGTTGATGCGGAGAAAGGTATGGAGATGACAATTGTTTCACCAATGGAACAATTATCTGCTCATCTTTTCTCAACTGATGCTGATTTATCAAAATTTTTGACTCGTCCAGTACTGATTAAGAGTTACACCTGGGCGGAAAATTCAACTCTTTCTGATACTTTTTCACCATGGTATGAATATTTAAATCAATCCGTGATAAAGAATAAGATTCAGAATTACTACACTGGTCGTATGAATCTTCACTTGAAGATTATGATCAATGCTTCTCCATTTTACTATGGAGCAGCTTTGGTTGCGTACAGACCCATGTCAGGCTTTTCTACCTCTGAGTTGTTGACGACTGATTCCACATTTATTAATGGTATCTCTCAGAGACCACATGTGTGGATTTATCCTCAGACATCTCAGGGTGGTGAAATGCATTTACCTTTCCTGTATCATTTAGATGCAGTTAATCTGACTTCAGCTGTTGAAGTTCAGAATATAGGTACAATTGACTTGAAGTCTGTTACTGTTTTGCAAAATGCCAATTCAGTATCGACCGGTGGTTGCACTGTCCGAATATATGCTTACGCATCTGATATTCACCTAGGAGGACCAACATACAAAGTTGCTCTTCAATCTAGAGATGAATATGGTAAAGGACCAGTGTCTGGTGTAGCCTCAGCTGTTGCTAACATTTCTAAGTCTATGGAAGGAATTCCAGTGATTGGTAGATTTGCTAAAGCAACAACTATTGGTGCATCAGCAGTAGCATCAGTAGCTTCCTTATTTGGATTTACTGATGTTCCTGTTATAGAGGATGTAAAACCTCTTAAAAATTTACCTTTCCATAGTTTAACATCTGGTCACATTGGTGAACCAGTTACTAAACTGGTGTTAGATCCAAAGAATGAGGTCACAATTGACCCTTCTGTTATTGGAGCTAAAGTGGAAGATGAGTTAGTTATCAGTAAATTTGTTGATAGGTATGCTTATATTGGAACTGCTACTTGGACTGCTTCAGCAGGTACTGATTCTCTTTTATGGTCTATGACTGTTCAACCTAATGTTTTTAACGTTTCGTCGACAGCTGCTGGTCCATATGGAAATAAACCTGTTCAAGCTACACCTGTAGGACATGTTGCTCAACTCTTCAGATATTGGAGAGGGTCTATGACCTATAAGATTACTGCAATTGCATCTAAATTCCATCGTGGAAGATATGTAATTACATGGGATCCTGTAGCAGATATTAGTTCAGCTACATCCTATGTAGGTACTGCATTCACGAAGATTGTAGATATTGCAGAAGAATCAGAAATTGAGATTACTGTTCCATACAAGCAACCTTATCCATTTTGCTATAATGACACATATGCTAGTAATTTAACTCAAAGTTTTGGGTCCACATATATTACTCATACAGATAAGTATGATAATGGAACTCTAACAATTCGAGTATTTACTCAGCAAACATCACCAGTTGCAACTGCAGATTTGCAGTTATTGATTTCAGTTAAGGGAGGAAGTGATTTAGAGTTTGCGTTACCGCGAAATCTTTCACAACAAATTTCTCCTTTTGCTTATCAATCAGATGTTACTATGGATAGTAGGACTTCTATGAATATTACTAATGAAGAATGTAAAACTGATTCTGAGAGATATTTAGTTAGTTTTGGTGAGCCAGTACATTCATTAAGATTGTTACTGCGCCGAGCTACATTATACTCTGCAGATATTATACCTTATCCAACTACGCCATCAACGTCGTTGTTGAATTATATAGGTATACGTTCAGTTTTTCCAATTTCACCTGGATTTGATCCAAACGGTGTACATACAGCAACTAAAGCTGTTTCTGGAACTGCTCCATATAACTTTGTAAATATGACGCCTTTAGCGTTTATTTCACAATGTTTTGCAGCCAGAAGAGGAAGCATCATTCATCATATTGATATGAATAGTGGTAACACTGCTGATGGCTACTTATCTGTTACGTATTCTACTACTAACAGATCAGCTGCTATCTGGAATGGCTCTAATGTAATTACCACGTCATCATCTATCAGTCAATGCACATCAGCTTCGCTGGGTGTATATGATGCCGGAAGTTCCGGTACAGATGTGACATCAGGTTATGTAATGCCAGCTATGTCAGTGTCTATTCCATTTAATTCTCCAGCAAAATTTTGCCTCACGAACCCTAAATATATGGTTCTTGGAGCATCTGGAGATTATTCGGACAATATGACAATGAAGCTTCAATTCACTTCACGTGATGCCTCACTTACACAAGTGTTGGATTACGTTCAGATTGGAACTGACTTCTCATTAGGAATGTTTGTTAATGTTCCTACAATGTACGTTGCTACATCTAGCATCGTACCTGCATCTTAAGAAAAAGATTTAAGGTGAACAGTTGCTGTACAACTATAAAATACATTCCATGTGCGGCATGGATGCGTGTTCTTCAAAGTAAGACACGTAAGACTCCCGTTAGGGTTTACAAGCTTCTTCTGAAATGTTCAGATGCTACTTTCTTAGTTTTGTAATTCACCTTTCGGGGTGAATGAAATTTTTTCTAAGTCTTTGTAGTCGCAAACTTGTTTACACTAGCGTGATATACCGTTA